ATCAACTATACCAGCATCACCTATATCGGCCAGACGGAGGAGTACAACAAATACTATGAAGTCTATTACGAGCTGCCGGACGGCAGGGACAGCGCCGACCTGACAGCGGAAGAGCTGGAACAGCTGAATCTCAGCATTGACGTGATCCCATATGCCCGCAGCGCGGATGACGTCTCCATCCGCAGTCTGTACCATTTCGACGGGGATACCAAAGACAGCAGCTATTGGAACTACTGTACGGAATTTACCTGGAATAAGGGGGCCAGCATCACCTATATGGACGCCAGTACCTTTGAAGGTGCCCTGTACCTGGATGAAACGGAGCATGACTTTGACATGCTGCTCCCTTCCTCCGTCACCTCCGGGGACTTTACCCTCCAATTCCGCCTGTACCAGTCCGCCACGGCAGCGCCGCAGACAGACAGCTATGTAGCCCTTTACGATACCTCCGGAAGTGAGGATATTCCTCTCCTGCAATTTGACGGGGCCAATATCAAAAACGGCTCCGGCACCACGCTTTCCGTCATGCCCACCGGCACCTGGAACGAACTATGCATTGTCCGGAAATCCGGCGTCCTGTCCTACTTCCTCAACGGCGTCCGGATTGGCACTGCCTCCGATACCACCGGCTACGGCCAGCTGGTCAACTTCCACTTCGGCAGCAGCCAGCAGACCTTCAAGTACCTGGATGAATTCCGCTTTGTGAACAAAGCCCTCTATTCATACGAGTATACGCCCTCCTCCGTCCCCTTTGATACGAACCTGACGCTTGTCCTTCCGGATTCCCAGGTCCCGGTGGCAGATGAATACTGGTCTATTAAAAGTGAAGGGACAAACCTTCTGAACGGCAACTTCTCCACTGGCTCCCTGCCCTCCGGCTTCTCCTCGTCCTCCTCCAATACGACCTATAGTGTTGTACCGCCCTCTCTTGGTATTCATACCACCTATTCCACGCTGACCACCTCAAATACCTATGCAACCTTAACCCGTATCAAGGCCGGCACTGGCTACTCCACATCCTCTGCGACTTATTGGATAGGTGGTCTATTCTCTTGTATCGCAGCGACCAACAACGCCTATGCCTATTCCAGCGGCCTGGATGCCGGCACCTATACCGCCTCTGTCCTGCTGAAAGACGGTACGGTAAACTCTCACACCTTTACACTTGGGTACGGCTCCAGCTCCGGCACTGCATCATCCTATACTCAATTTGACTGGGGCCGGATTGGTATCGCCCGCTGCGCCGTGGGGACGACTGGCTATAAAGTTTGGCTGTACTTCCTCCCCACCAGTTTGGATACGCCTCTTGATATTGTCTATGTCGACCTGGCAGCTGGAGAGGCCCCCAGCTTCTCCGCCGAATGGGTCACTTCCGTAGTTGGCATTGATAAGGATTCCATGAACACCCCCACCCTCGCCGTCCGCACGGATTTGGATATTACCAGCTACCAGATTGGCGGCGTCCGTCCATCCCTCCCCAGCAAAGGCCAGGTATGGGCATTGGTGGAAGGCCAGTACATCACCAGCCTCCAGATTTATAACGGGCAGGCCTGGGAAGGTGTGGACGGCCGTATCTGGACGGGTGAGCGCTGGATACCATACAGCAGCTACAACGTTGTCACGCTGAAAGACATGTACGACATCGTAGACGGCTCCGGCAGTGATTATGAGTACATCTATACGGAATCCGGCTTCTGGTCCTGGTGGCAGAAGAGCTGGAATGCCTTTACGGAAAAGCTGTTCTCTGCCCTCGGCACTGGCAGCAGCTCCTCCGGCACCACCGGCTCCGCAGAGACGGAAAGCCTTTGGAGCAAGCTCAAGGACGCCGTCACAAGCGGCATCGCCGATTTGATAGAGGGCCTGTTCACCCTCCTGACGGAAGTTCTTCAAAAGCTGATAGGCGCAGCCACGGACCTTTTAACCGGTATCTTTTCTTTCCTGACAGATACCGTCCTGGGCGGTGTGACGGACTTCTTCACCTCTCTGACAGACGGCAGCCTGTTGGATGGCTTCCAGCAGTCCACAACAGATGCTGAGGGCAATGTCACTGTCACAACCGGCCTTCCGGAAGATGTCAGCGCTGTCTTCGCTTTCTTCTCCGGCCTGTTCCTGCTCATGCCCCCGGAACTTCGTTATGCTGCCTTTTTTGGCATCGGCCTGATGCTGTTCCTCGCTGTCCTGAAACTGGTAAAGGAATGATGCAATATGTTTGAAATCCTGTTCCTGCTCTTCTCCTGGCTTCCCCCGCCGCTGGACAAGCTGTTCTTCGGCGCATTCTGTGTCCTGCTGGTCATGGTCCTGGTAAAGCTGATTGCCAAAATCATCGACATGATTCCATTCCTGTAAGGTGGTGATCGTTTGGTCGCTTTAGACGTATTAAGCACCATTCTCAGCTCCTGCTGGGATATCCTGGGTTTTGAAATCCCCGGCTTCGGCTTCACCTGTAAAGCCTTTCTCACCGCTCTGCTGCTGATTGGCATTTCCATCAAAGCTGTGCAATTTGCTTTCGGCTTCGGCAGCGGCGGCACCGGCTACCGCAGCGGCCAGAGCCGGAGCAAGCGTATCTCCAATGAAAGGAAGAATGATGAAAAATGAGACGCTTTTTGTTTTTATCCATGGCCCTGGCCCTGCTGCTCTCCATCCCGGCCCTGGCCGTGGAAGAAGAACCGGCAGCCCCAGCTGAGGAACCTGCCGTCACAGAAGAACCGGCAGCGGAAGAATCGGAATCTTCCGTGCCGTCTGTTTCTGCGGACAGCACCGAAACGGATAAGGAGGTGACGGTCAATGTCACAATTGCGCAGCCGGAAACCGCCGCTTCTGAGGAAACTGCTCCGGAGGATTTGGTGGAAGATGAAGCGGTTACCCTGGAAGATGGCCAGAGCTACCGCACGTTTTCTATTACCTCGCCGGATGTACTGGAAACTGCACAGTCTGGTGATGGTACTTCGGTTATGGCTGATGTAGTGGTACAGGTGCTGGGTGAGTACCAGCGGAAAACCCAGACCGTACAGGAACTGGATTCCTCCGGCAACGTCATTGCCACCTCTACAGAATACGTCCCCGGCCTCGCCGGTCTGGACTATCACTGGATAGCCGGGGCAATCCTCTTCACTGTGTTCCTGTCTGGTATCTTCAAACTGTTAGGAGGCCTGATGCGCTCATGACACCGATGATTGATTTCTCCATTGCCCTCCTGGGCGCTGTGGCGGACTTCCTTGCCGCCGAACCGGTTCTTTATCTCTTTGGCGTTGTCCTGTTCTGCTTCATCTGTAAATCCATTAAAGTCCTGATTCGTTAGGTATCTGCGGTTCTGTGCCGTGATATAAATATTTTTTAGAAAGAGGGTATTTTTCAAGAAACTGTCTCTACTCTGACCACATTCCTGGGTAATTGTGGTACCGTCCTGGAATCCTGCATTGATTGGGTCGGTTCCTGCGGTGAAATGATCATGAGCACCCCCTTGCTCCTGGTCCCCTGCATCCTGGGCATCGGCCTGATTGGCATCAGCATCATCAAGCGTTTCGTTTGATACCAGGAAAGAGGGACGGAGGCGCGCACGCGGAGCGCGCGCCCCGTCCCTCGCACTCTATAACTGAGGTGATTGTATGATCTACTGGATCATTTTTCTATACATCCTGTACCGCTGGATCTGCCCGCCCAAAATCCCCCATGTCCTGAACGTCTACTTCGGCGTCCCCGGCTCCGGCAAAACCACCTTTGCCGCCTATCTTGCAAAGCAGATGGGGAAGGAATCCCGTATCATCAAGTGGGCAAGGAAACATCCTGGCAAGCTCTCTGAAAAGCTGCTTGCCTCCAAATACTTCAAACGCGCCGTCCCCGTCTATTCCAATGTCCCCATCACAGGAGCCTATCAGCTGGACCCTCAGACGGATATAGGCAAGGTCATGATTGATAACGGCAAAGTCATCATCGACGAGGCCGGTATTGAGTACAACAACCGCAACTTCAAATCCTTCCCCCCGGATGCCATCTACTGGTACAAATACCACCGCCACTACGAATGCTCGGTTGACGTTTTCTCTCAATCCTACGAGGATATGGACATCACCCTCCGCCGTCTCGCCCAAAACTACTTTGTAGTCAAGAAATCCCTGCTCCCGTTCTTCATCGTCTGCACGAGAATTAAACGCAAAGTCGGCATTGATGATATGACGCATCAGATCATAGACAAGTACTATTTCGCCCTGCCCATTCTTGGCAGCAGGTGGGTATTCTCTCCGCCGCTCTGGAAGCTGTTCAACAGCTTCTCCCGGAAGGAACTGCCTAAAAAGGACTGGTCTTCCTGGTAACTACGCTGCCATCGGCGTTTTCCAATCCAATACTTTTCGCGGATAGCCGTTGATCCACTCCTGGAACTCGGCTATCCGTTTTTCTGTTACCTTCGTGAAATCCGTTCCCTTTGGAAACCATCTCCGGGCCATGCGGTTATAGCACTCTACGCCGCCTTTCTCCCAGGCGGAATAGGGATGGCAGTACCAGACCTGGAACCGCTCTCCGCCATAGACGGACTTCACCAGCAGATCATATTCCAGAAATTCGGATCCATTGTCTGTTGTGATGCTCTTAAACTTCTCCCGGAACGCCTGCTTTCCCATGCTCCGCTCCATCTGGTCAAAGACGGCGCGAACAGACGCCGCCCGTTTATCCGGCAGCTTAAAAGTCAGATATTCCCGTCGCATCCTCTCGTATAGAGTTAAAAGGCAGGGCTTTGTCCTGGCCTTCCCGATGATGAGATCCATTTCCCAGTGTCCCGGCTCCTTCCTGGCCCCGGCCTCCTCGCCCCTCTCCTGGATACCTGGTAACTGCGGGTGCGCGTTGCGCTGCACCTTCTCATAGCTCCGTTTCTTCTTCGGCTCTTCCCAAAGGTCTTTGACTGAAAGGCGCAGGAAAACGCCCTTGTGAATGTAGCTGTAAAAAGTGGTGGTACAGATGGAGAGCCGAAATCCATCCGCCCGTGCCGCCGCCACTGCCGCCGCTGGTGAATACCGCTTGCATTTATCTATGCTTCCGTCTGCCTGGATTCCCATGCACTTCTCCTCCAGGAACCGGGCATAGGCAAAGTCTTTTCCGATCTTCAAGGCCCGGCCTTTCCCCGTCTGGTTATAGTCGTGGATCTGCTGGCCCTTATCCGCCGAGTACCGCACTTCATCCCACCATTCGCAGGTATGGACATAGGCCCCGCGCTTCAGCTCGTTGTAAATGGTCTGCCGGCAGAAGCCCAGCTCCCGCGCTATCCATGCAACGCTCTTCCCGGCCTCCATGTATGCTTCCAGCTTGAACCGCTCCGCCTCCGTCATATAGTGCTGCTTCCTCATTCCTTCACCCTCCATCCGGATATGATACCACCCACGACAAAAGCCGTGGGTGGTGCGTATTATTTTCTTTCGCAGCAATATTCGGTACCTTCCAGCGCACAATCTTCGCAGCCTTTATAATAGCCGCATTCCCTGCAACTTCTGATGATTGGGATACTTCGCTCCTCATATTCCTCCTGCCAGGCCTTAGGGCAGCTCCCGTTCACGCAGGCCACGCCCACGTAGCTTCGGCATCTTTTCCTCGTCATGTTATTTCCTCCATTCCTTCCCCCGCAGCTCTGCCCGGAGGGCTCCCGCTTCCGTCCGGCTCAGCTCCACCGTGACCTCCTCCGGCTCTGCGTGTTCCAATATCTCCGCATCCCATATCATCTGCAT